AATGGCTTCCTTCCCCAATGGCGATCATGATGACCTTGTTGACTCTTCAAGCCAAGCTCTGATGAGATTCCGTCAAGGCGGGTTCATTTCCATCGATTCTGATGAGCCAGATGAACCTGTATATCGCAGACGCATGGAATATTATTAAGGACTCAAATGAGTATCGACAAAGCAATCAGCCAAGCACCTATGGGTCTTTCAGACCTTCTTGAAGATATTGGCATGGACGTTGAATTAGACGATCCCCTAGTTATGGAAGAGGAAAGCGTTGAGATCATCCTAGAGCCGGAATCAGAATATGACAGCGATTTTGATGACAACCTTGCAGAAATTCTTGACGAAGGCGTTCTAGGTAAGATTGCCTCTGAGTTGGTAGAACTCGTAGAGGCCGATATATCCTCCCGCAAAGACTGGGCAGAAAGCTTTGTCAAAGGCCTAGAAGTCCTTGGCGTGAACTATGAAGAGCGCACAGAGCCATGGAATGGAGCCTGCGGTGTTTACTCTACCGTCCTAACAGAAGCTGCCATTAGATTCCAATCGGAATCAATCATGGAGACTTTCCCTGCCGCTGGCCCTGTAAAGACTGAGATCATCGGTGCAATTGATAGATTGAAGGAAGAGGCAGCCGAGCGTGTTCAGGCTGACATGAACTTCAAGCTAACAGAGGAAATGCCTGAGTACCGCCCTGAGCATGAGCGGATGTTGTACTCCCTCGGTCTGTCCGGCGCAGCATTCAAGAAGGTCTATTACGACCCAGCCATGGAGCGTCAGGTTGCAGTGTTTGTCCCTGCCGAAGACATGATTGTCCCGTACGGCGCTTCTAATCTTCAGAACGCAGAACGTGTTACCCACGTCATGCGCAAGACCAAGAATGAGATGCGCCGCCTGCAAGTCAGTGGGTTCTATAGAGATATAGACCTAGGCGAGCCTGTCCAGCACCTCTCAGACATTGAGAAGAAGAAGGCGGATCAGCAAGGCTACAAAGCCACCGATGACGACCGCTTCCAGCTCTTGGAAGTCCATGCTTATTGGGACTTAGAAGGTTTTGAAGATACCGACTCAGAAGGCGAGGAGACAGGCATCGGCCTGCCTTACGTCATTACCATTGATCGTGGAACTAACAAAGTTCTGGCAATCCGCAGGAACTGGTTGGAAGACGATGCCAAGAAAACCAAGCGCCAGCACTTTGTAGACTACTGCTACATCCCCGGCTTTGGTTTCTACGGTATGGGTCTGATCCACATCATTGGTGGATACGCCCGCGCAGGCACATCTTTAATCCGCCAGCTGGTAGACGCAGGTACTCTGGCCAACCTTCCCGGCGGCTTGAAAGCCCGTGGCGCTCGTATCAAAGGCGACGACACTCCAATCCAGCCCGGTGAGTTTAGGGACGTAGATGTGCCAAGCGGCGTCATCAAAGACAACATCATGACGCTTCCTTACAAGGAGCCAAGCGGCACTTTGTTGACTCTGCTTGACCGCATCACAGAAGAAGGCCGTCGTCTGGGATCTATCTCCGACATGAAGATCTCTGACATGAGCGCTAATGCGCCAGTCGGTACAACCTTGGCCTTGCTTGAGAGAACCTTAAAGACCATGGGAGCAGTGCAGGCCCGTGTTCATTACTCCATGAAGCAGGAGTTTAAACTCCTTAAAGGCATCATTCGGGACTACTCTCCTATTGATTATGAGTATGACCCACAAGGCAACGACCGTCAGGTCAAACAGGCTGACTACGACCTAGTTGAAGTTATCCCTGTATCTGATCCAAACAGCTCCACAATGGCCCAGCGGATCATGCAGTATCAAGCTGTGATCCAGCTGGCTCAAGGTGCTCCACAGATCTATGACCTGCCATTGCTGCACCGCCAAATGATTGAGGTTCTAGGCGTCAAGAACGCAGAGAAATTAATCCCCGGTGCAGAAGACCAAACGCCTAAAGATCCAATCAGTGAGAACATGGCATTCCTTAATGGAAAGCCCACTAAAGCATTCATTTATCAGGATCATGAGGCGCATATTGCAGCGCACACATCCTTCATGCAAGATCCAATGATTGCTGCGCAGATTGGACAGAACCCAATGGCGCAGAAGATCCAAGCGTCAGCAATGGCTCACATAGCAGAACACTTGGCATTCTTGTACCGCAAAAAAGTTGAAGAGCAAATTGGCGTGCCGTTGCCAGCTCCTGATACCAAACTGCCAGAAGACGTGGAGGTGCAGTTGTCCCGTCTGGTTGCCCAAGGCTCCGCCCAGTTGTTACAGCTTAACAAAGCTCAACAGCAACAGCAGCAAGCCCAGCAACAAGCACAAGATCCGCTCATCCAGATGCAACAAGCTGAACTCCAGCTTAAGGGTCAGGCAGAGCAGACTAAGGCGCAGAAAATTGCCGCCGACATTGAAATGGCAAAAGCCAAACTCGAACTTGAGAACAAGCGGATCGACACGCAGGCTCAACTCGACATGGCTCGTATCCAAGCGCAAGAAAAACAGAACAACCAAAAGGTTCAAGTTGACCTGTTTAAACGAGGAAGTTAACTATGTATGAAGGTCAGGCTTTTAAATATCTTTTAACTGATCTTCAAGAGAAGGAGAAAAACCTTCTTGAGAGTCTTGGAGGCGGGGCGGCATCTGACTACCCCGCTTATCGAGAGATGTGCGGGCAAATTCGAGGTCTACTGTACGCACAGTCTTTAATAACTGACCTTGTTCGAAAACTTGAAAGATATGAAGATGACTGAATACGATGTCAGTGCAGTGGATTTGTCGGGTGTGCTCAACAAATCCAACGAGGAGAAGGCTAAGCAAGTGCCTGATCCAGCAACATATCACCTCCTTTGTATGCTTCCGAAAGCAGAAGAAGAGATGGGTGATAGCGGAATTTTAAAATCCGCAACCATGATGCACCACGAAGAGATTCTTTCTCCCGTGCTGTTTGTGGCAAAAATAGGCCCAGATGCGTTCAAAGACGAGAAACGATTCCCGTCAGGAGCGTCATGCAAGGTCGGCGATTTCATCATTACCCGCCCTAACAGCGGTACAAGAATGAAGATTCATGGTACTGAGTGGCGTTTAATCAACGACGACAGCGTAGAAGCAGTAGTCCAAGATCCTCGCGGCATTCAACGTCCTTACTAAGGAGACACCATGGCTGAAATGGAAAAAACCGAATTCGAGTTTCCCGATGAAATCGAGGCAAAACAGAATCGTTTAGGCAGCAAGGTTGTAGAACCTGAGCCTGAACAAGTCAAAGAAGAACCTGAGATAGAGGTTATTGATGACACGCCGGATGAGGACAAGGGCAGAACGCCCATGGAAACTCCTCCCGTCGAGCCTACAGACGAAGAATTAGCCAATTATTCTCAGCGTGATCGCACCAAACTTCGTGAATTTACGAAGGGCTATCACGACGAACGCAGAGCTAAAGAAGCTGCGATTCGGGAGAAAGAAGAGGCTATACGCATTGCACAAGCAGTTTATGAAGAAAATCAAAAGCTGAAAAACAATGTACACACCAGTCAAAGCGCCCTACTGGAGCAAGCTAAGAAAGTTGTCTCGCAAGAGGTGACTGATGCTAAAAACCGGTACAAGGCGGCTTATGAGGCTGGCGATGCAGATGCTCTTGTACAGGCTCAAGAAGATTTAACCACCGCGAAGATGAAAGCGGAGCGTGTAAACAATTTTAAGCCTACCCCTTTACAAGAGGAAAAAACTGTTGTACAACCCCAACATCAGCAAGCACCCCGTGTCGATACCAAAGCTGTTGAATGGCAACAAACCAATAAATGGTTCGGTACTGACAAGGAAATGACCGGATTCGCGCTGGCGGTGCATGAGAAGCTGGTTAACGATGAGGGCATTGATCCTCAGAGTGACGAATACTACAGACGCATCAACGGTAGATTGCGTCAAGTGTTCCCAGATAAGTTTGAGTCTGCGGAACCCGCTGATACGACGCAGCGTAGGAAATCAAACGTTGTTGCTTCTGCGACACGCAGTGTGGCCCCTAAAAAAATCACATTGTCTGCCTCAGAAGTGGCTATTGCCAAGCGGCTAGGCATTCCTTTGGAACGCTATGCTCGTGAGGTCGCAATATTAAGAAGGAATGAAAATGGCTGAACAAATTCGTGAAAAAAGAGCTACAGAGTCCCGCGCAAGTTTTGAGCGTCCTTCGAAATGGATGCCCGCTTCTTTGCTACCAGATCCCGAACCAGAAGCTGGTTGGTCATTCAGGTGGATTCGCCTTGCTAATTTAAACAATCCTGATCCGTCAAACATTTCTTCTAAATTACGCGAAGGTTGGGAGCCTGTTAAAGCCGCAGATCAACCCAAACTCCAACTGTTGAGCAACCCTAACGGGCGCTTCCCAGATGGAATTGAAATTGGTGGACTGTTGCTTTGCAAGACCCCTTCTGAGTTTGTTGACCAGCGGAACGCCCACTATCAGAAAATTTCTGATGGGCAGATGCAGTCAGTAGACAACACCTACATGCGCGAAAGCCATCCTAAGATGCCTTTGTTCAGAGAACGAAGCTCTGAGGTTACTTTCGGAAGACGGTAATTAAATTTTTTGGAGACTTAAATGTCAACTACCAATGCTCCCTATGGCCTAAAAGCCATCAATCGTAACGACGGCATGCCTTATGCTGGCGCTACGAGTCAGTATTTGATTGACCCAGCAGGCCTTGCTTCCAACTTGTTTTTTGGACAAGTTGTTATCATTAATGCAGACGGTTATATCGCTTTGTCCACCGCTACCGGCGCAGACTTAACTACCAACAACCTTGGTGGCTCTAGTCTTGGTGCTTGGGGCGTTTTTGTTGGTGCTTCATACATCAACGCACAAGGCCAGCAGATCTACGGTCAGTACTATCCATCCGGCACAACCGGCGTGGTGACTGCATACGTTATCACTGACCCTAACGTGACTTTCCAAGCTCAATTGGATGGCCAAGTTACTCAAGCCGCCCTTGGCGCAAACACTTTCTTTGCTGCTGCTCAGTCTACTTCTACAG